TATGTAAAGATGCCATATCTGCTGCAAGTTGCACCAAAGACATTGACATTTCTGCATTTTTATCAGCAGTCAAACCGATGGTATCGAATAAGTTTCCAAATGTAGCGGCGGCTTCAAGCGCTTCCTGCTTGGTCATTTTTAAATTTTTACTTGCATTTTCAGACCAGCTAATAATGGCATCAGAATTTTTTTCAAATACAACTTTTACTTTGTTGAGACTTTCTTCGTAGGCACTGGCTGCCATAATGGCGTCTTTTGCCATCAACGCTAATGGGATGGAGACAGCGACGGTCATCGTTTTGCCTAAGTTTTGCAATGCAAGACCTAACTCTGCTGATTTGCTTTTCAGCGAGTTCATACTATCCTGGGCATTTTTTACCCCTTTAGTAACACCAGATGAATCTACTTCTATTTTTCCGTATGCACTACCAAGATTAATCGACATAAATTCTCCAAACAAAAAACGCCCAAAGACTGAATATGTCTTTGAGCGTTTCTACAAATTATTGTAATGTTAAGAAGACTTCATACCTTCAATAACCCATTTCAAGAACTATTGTACGCCTTGTAACATCGAAATGTCAAGCGCCTTACATACTCAAAGACAATATTCAGTTGTTAATGTGCAACGAATGCTACCAAGTGCCATTCGGTTTGATCTTTACCTTTTTCAAAACGCGCCCGCTCCCTGCGCTTTTATAACCAACGGTTTTGCCGGTTCCTACCGTGCTAGTAGGTGTGGCATGCAATGTTTCGCGCTCTGCCTCACGTCCAACCCGCAATGTTGTGCTATCAAGCTGCCATCTGCCCCACGGAGTTTTGAAACCAAAATAGTCAGACGGCAAATATCCATACGCTTCACAAATTGCGTGCAAGACAATAAGATTACCCTTCCCCTTCACGAAAGGATTTTACGGAAGATGCCTCCCGATTCATCCATTCGAAAATAAAGAACTTATCTTTACCAGGAATATCTTTGATACCCAACACCCCGTTTTGAATATCAGTCTCATCACCAACGCGCGGTTCGATTAATGCCGCACGTACATAGGCGTCCAGCAACGTGCCCATGCTGGCAGGGTCATCAGCCATAATCTTTTCAACTGCCTCAGTATTAGACATGCCCTCAACTTTTGCAAGCTGGTTTACCAACGTATTGGGGATACCGCCAATCAGAATTAAATCTTCAAGGTCAATATCTTTTGCCACAACATGCAAACCGCTTGGCAAATCTATTTCTTGTTCAGGAACACGCTCCGCAAACCATTCAGCTAAGTTCGTGCGCTTTGCAGATTGCGATTGTTTAATTCGCTGTTCATATTCTTCGCTCATTAGGTTCTCCACAGGGGAATGGATAAACATCCATTCCCCTTTATTAGTTTGGCTCTTACGCTGTAGTGAAGTTAATCACCGTCGTGGTCAACGCCTGACCATAAATGTCTTCAACGTTTGGTACCACTACCAGATAATCAGTAGAGCCGCTCAGGTTGCTGCTGGGGTTCAAGGTCACAACCTTGCGGGCGGCATCGATCGTCATCACGTGTGTTACCGGCACACCCGCCGCGGAAAGCAACGCGATATTGTCTTCTGCACCATTCTTTAGTGCATTGCTGAAGGTCAACACAATGTTGGCACCCACCAAAACACCCATGGCGGCATCTGCCGGAGAGCTGGAGAGTGTAAAGGCAGCGGGCGAGCCAGCCGCATCGGGCAGATCGGTAGCGGTTTCATTTGCTACCATCTCATAGGCTTTTCCGCCTACCTTCACACCTTGAAATTCGGCTTCCAGCATGAAGAATTCACCGCGTTTGAAAGCGCCTTTCGGCGAAGAGGTGAGCTTGGCTTTGAGAATCTTGATATGCACATCATCGCCTTCATCGCCCAAACTTTTGCCGTAGATCTTGAAATACGGGAAGGTAGGCGAATCGCCTTCAAGGGTTGCCACTTCATTGGGGGTCGTGCCCGTATTATTAAGGGTGTGCCCGGTCATCAAGGCATACGCATCGAGCGGAATACCGCCCGCCTTGAACTTGCCTTTCACGCCCAGCGGCTGGGTTACAAGACCTTGCAATTCATCATTGCCGTAGAACTCACCGTTCACAACAACTTCCTCGAATTCCAATTCGAGGGCGGCGGGCAAAATGATCGCCTGAGTATCTGCATTATTTACCAGCGTGATCTGATTCAGTCCAAAGGGTTTGTTATCTGTACCTGTCATTTCGTTCTCCTTATTTATGCCTTACGGCTACAAATCTCAGCGTGCTGAGCGCACAATCAAGCGCCACATCTCGCTGGTTATAAACACTATTTGAAAATCGCATATTCCATACCCGATCACCCGTCTGCGTCTCATTGAGTTGGTCAAAAACCAACGCCATAGCCACATCGATGTTTTCATAACCCTGTCGCTCATAAAAATAAATGATGACCGGGCACTGTGCGCCTCTCACATACGGACCTGTAGGGATCTCCACCCCCAGCTTGATCAACACACATGGCTGAATCTCTTTATTGTCATCAAACGCCGCAGGCGTATTCTGGCGGCTGATTTCTTCCACATCACAATAAATGCCACCTGTCAGAATATCCATCAGATCGGTATTGGTCTCCAGCGCAGTTTTTACTTCAGCAGATAAGCTCATAAACCTAACCTTCTTGCGCCAAAAATCGATGAAAAATCATCATCTAACATCCACACCGCCAAATTGATTGCCGCGGGCATCAGATCAGTATCCAATGGCACTCCCAGCTCACTGGCATACGTATCCATTGCGCTCCACGGCTCTGAGCCGTCCAACCATCCGCGCATCTGGCTCACAAATTGCTCACGGTCCATCAGCACGGCGGTCTTATAGCATAAGCAATTTGGGTGGAATGGCAGTTCATGCGTCCCCAGCGGATAAATGCCTTCGCCCTTCTCGCCGCCCTGTGCCGCATCATCACACTCATCCGGCTCGGGGTGTGCTGCCGAAAGGTTGATCTTTTCCTGTTCAACCCACGGCTGCTGGCGCATCATGCGGTCCGTTGCGAGAGCGTGAATCTTTTGTATTTCTGTACGTGCCAGGCGCAGCGCCTTATAAGAAACGCCAGAGCCATCACACTCATCGCCACGCAAAAGACCCGTAGCATCACCACTTGCAATTTCGCTTTTTGTGCGCCCATATAACCTCGTTGAAGTCCAGCGCGGACAATCCTGCCCAGCGCCCAAGAATTGCTCCACTTCTTTTGCAAGATCCCACGCGCTCTTCTTATTCACAATGCCGTTCATCAGCACCAGGTTCAGATCCTCGCGCGTCTCACGGTCGATCTTCCAAATGCGGGCATCCAAGGTCACGCCATCGCCATAAACATATTGCTCCGCCACATTCAGCAAAATGCGAAGCTGCGGATCATATACGCCATCAGTCAATTTTGACTCAGCCAATAACTGACCGCTACCCGCTGACCGCTGACCTTCCGAAACCAACAATGGAGCCACCAAACGCGCATGCCCGACTGCCTGCACACCAAACGCGATCTTTGCCGCTTCGCGCCGTGCCTGCTGAAAATCTGCCTGCCATTGGCTCCAAATATCGCCCCATGTGCGCAGCATTTCACTTTGCACACCATACATGCCGGTTGCATCGATCACACCATCGGCACCGCCTGCTTTAAGAATCAGCCCGCGTGCCCGTGTGCCAAATTCAAGCATCAGCTCATGCGTGCGCCCGGTCATCCACACATGCAAACGCAAAGTGGCTTTCCATGCTGCCGCCTGCAAACGCGCAGTGGGCACCTTATCGAGCAAGTTGAACAGCTCTTCACGTTTCATTAGATGCTCAAACCTCTCAACGACTGTGCAAACTGTTCCGCGCTGAAACCATCACCCTGAAGGATTTCAAGGTCAATATCGCGCAGGTATAGCGCCAGAATAACCTTCAACTCTTCATCTTTCACACCAAGGATTTTTAACTTCATCACTGCATCCACCAATTGCGTCAGTTGTGCCGGGTCAATGCTCTTGCCTTTGCGCCAGTGGATCTTATATTTCACCGTCGCGGGCAAAATGCCATGCAAAAGCCATTCCATTTCGATCAACGGCTTGATGATCTCAGTCTGTGCCCATTCACGCGATTGATTCAATGTGTCTTCATATTGCTCGCGCTTCTCGCTCAAAATATCGCGGTTCAAGTCAGACCCATACACGCTCAGCTCCATTGGGCGGTCACTGGCAGCATACATGGTTTCAATTTGATGCTTCACATCACCAATCCGGTCAATGTTTCCATCGCCCTGATGCACCTTTAGGTCACTTGCCTTATTGCTGAATAGATCAATCACCGCCGCCAATTTACCAAGCGCGGCTTTATTCATTTCTTTATAGGCTTCCACATCTGCCGGGTTGCCCTCAATAATGTGTTGACGTAACTGCGCCCCCCCTGCCTTGCGGCGCACTGCCACATTTAACTCGCCATCTTCCACATATTTGAACTGCTTACGGGCGCTCTTCATCATTGGGCGTCCATAGCGGCTTTCTTCATCGTGATTCCAACGCGCATGAATGATCTTCCACTGTGGAAACCAAATAGCATCTGCCGGTGCCACATCGCCTTGATAATAGGTTTCAGTGCCCATCATCCAAAATGCGCGGGCAGGGTCTACAAACTGATCGGCGGAATTCGTATTGCGGTGCATGCGCAATGTAGGCTTGCGGGTCACATTCGAAAGCCGAAATTCGTTCACAGAGGATTGTTCTGCCGTCAATTCCAAAAACGTATCGCCATCGCGCATAGAGAGCCGCAACCAATCTTCAAGCCGCTGATTCAGATCCAAACGCTCTTGCAAGTTCTGAATAATCTCCAACGCCCGCTGGTCAGCCGTCCGCACAAAGAAGCCATTGCGCAAAATATCGCGGGCATAATCGCGGTGCATCTTTTCCACCCGCGGATCGCCGTCATACATCGTCCGCGCATCTCTCACCACCGAAAAGCGGTCACGATCTACTTTGAACCGCATATAC